CATACATTTCAAGAGCAGTTTTGAGGTGCTCTGCTTCTTCTGGCTTGAAAGTAACCGTGATAGACACAGAGTTATCAGCCCAGTAGTGCTGGTATTGTGCGGCAATTTCAAGCTGCTCCCACATCGTAATCTCTCTCTTGCCCTTGACGAAATGCTCTTCGTGGACCGGGAACTCAACACACATAGTGTTTGGTGAGTAATGGTCTGGCTCAATCTTGTAGCCAGCTTCTTCAAGAGCAGGCAGCATGTCGCTATCAGCCGCAAAGCGAATGCGACGGATGTAGAACTCATCTTCGGGATAATGAATGCCTGGAGTTGAACCATTTAGGAGAGAGACTGTGCCGGAAGGCTTGATGCTCGTCATTCGGACAGACTTTGGAATACAAAGCCAATCAGAATACTTTGCGTCAAGTCCTTTTACGTGCTCATAAGCACTATCACACCATTCCATTAGCTTACGGCGACCAAACTTGTTGAATGCTTGAACGACACCAGACTGGGAAAGTCCGATGCGGCGGTTCTTTAACATCTTTGCGTTAGTCTCAGCCCAATGTGTGTTGGCGAGCGTAACTGTCTTTCCGTAAAGGTAGGCAATCTTGAGAGTTGCGAGGTAATCCTCGTAAGTCTCGTGCTTAGCCGGGAAAGTCTCAACAAGGCAGCAAAGCTCGGCATCTTCTAGTTGCTGCTCAACGCACGGGTTGAAACCCATAACGTTTTTATCATCATCTCTCGGAGGATCAGCAAAGCGACCACGGGTGCGAGCGTTGTCTAGCCAAATGTAGCCGGGCTCTCCGTTCTTCTGTGACTGCTCGGCGTGCCAAGTGTAGTCCTGACCAACGATAGCGTGGAAAGAGTTGTTTGAACCCCAGCGATGGTGAGCAAGCTTTTCTGGATCGTTCTTCATCTGTAGGTAATCAAGATCTTCGTGGTTTCCAAGCGCAAGAGCGGCAGAACGACGAACATTTCCTGCGACAACGCAGCGACCGATCAGGTTCTCGGTGTCTACGATGTCTACGGATGTGATTGGGTTTCCAAAACGCGCTGTGTAGAGTTCAGCTAGGCTTGCGTGTAGCTCTTCAAGAGGTCCAGAGCCGCTTGATGTTCCGCCGAAGCCGTGGATAGGTGCCCCATAGGGGCGAATCGCAGAGTAGTCAAAAGTAGGAACTTTGGCGCCATAGAAGAAACCATTTAGGAGGATCTTGACTGAATCTACCCAGCCCTCGCGAGAGTCAGGAATCACAAAAGTTTCATTTGTAAACTCTGGTCTCTGGACTGTGAGTGTTCCAGCACCGAGGGTGTCAAATCCAACGCCGATGCCCAACATAAGGGCGTCCATCATCCAAGAGAACAAGTAGCCACCCTTGGTGTTTAGTTCTCGGGTTGAACGGAAGGCGCAGTTGAATAGACCAGCAGCGGTGCGATCATTTACGAACTTGGTGCCCATCATCCACAAGCCACGACCGGGGGGTGTCCATTTGAGGGTGAATAGACGCTCATAGGCATCCTTCGCTGTCGCTTGTGATTTAGCATCGTTCCATTCAAGACCTAGCTTGTAAACGTGCTGCTTCTGCATCTCAAACATTCCCTCAATAACGCGGCGGCAGGTCTGGAACCACTCTTCTGTTCCGGTTGCCTCCTCGTCAAACTCACTCAAGCGGCGTGCATAGGTGCGCTTGAATGTAACATAGCCGAGAGGTCCCCAGGGAACTTGTCGCTCTCGGTATTGCTCAATAAATGTGTCTGATAACTTAAATCTACGAATGTGTGTTTTCATTTTGCTTTACTCCTTAGCTTTCTGAATTTATCATATTTGTTTTTTAGTATTTCTTTTTGTCCCTTAGCATCAATGGCGACCGGGCTGGTTGCTATTTGTGGTCCTATGCCTGCTGGAACAATCGGCTTAGGCAACATCTTGATGTTTACGCTGGAAGTGTCCATAAAGAGATCGTAAACGATTCCATCGGGTCCGTTACGATTCTTAGCAATAAACATTTTTGCTTTGTTGTTCTGCTTGTCTTCAATCGTGCGAGATAGTGTGCAGATGAAGTCAGCGACGAAGCACTTGTTGAATGCCTCAGAGATCTGCTCCATTGTAACAACTTCAGCATTTAGACCAGAGCGGTTGGTCTGCGAGGCAGTCCAGACAGGGCAGTTCATCTCGTTAGAGAGTCCTCGTAGCTCCTCGTAGATTGACTCCAGTTCCGTTCTTTTTTCTTTCCGCACTACGATGGGTCTCAACAAATCTGCGTAGTCTACGATGATTAGACCGGGCGTTATGCCCCTCTTTACTAGACGGGCAAGGTGTGCCTTGATGGTGTTCGTAGAAGCTGACTTGGTTGGGTATTCCTTGACGATTAGAGTTCCGTCAAGATTCTTAATCTCTTCAAAGATCTCGTCTTTGAAGTTTGTGAGATCGGACAAAGGATACTGTGTGATGCAAGAGTCATAGCGACAAGCAACAACCGTATCCTGCAACTCCAGAGTGTAGTGAACAACAGTCTTGCCCTCTTTAATAGCTTGAGATCCAAGGTGAACAAGAGCCATAGACTTACCTGCGCCAGTAGGGGCAATAACGACGCCAAGCTCATTTCTACCAAGTCCGCCACTTGTGATAGTGTCAATCTCTTTCCATCCTGTTGTAACTGGAAGCCTGAACTTAGGCTTGTAGCGCTCTTCAAAGTCTGCGATAAAGTCGTGACCAAAGTTATTCTCAGAGCCCAGCTTTAGGGCATCGTTAATTACCTTTGAGATCTCATCAAAAGAACAGGTCTGTAGAAGGTTAACAGACTTCATCATAGCTTCCTTTAGTTTCTGCTTGCGGCAGAAGTCCAAGGAGGTCTCTTTGATGTAATCTATGTCGTCTGCTATCTCATTTGTATGGACTCTCGCAAAGTAATCACGAACCTGTTGCTGTGTTACTTCGCTCTCGCGGTCAAGTTCTGTCCGCAAGATAGAGATCATCGCATTTGTGGATGGATGTTTCCCGTACTTTGTCCTGTAATGAACTATCTTCGCAACAAATGTGCGTAGGTATTCAAGTTCTAGAAACTCAACATCTAGAACTTCGGTTATTTGATCTGCGAAGGGTCGGTCCTCAAAAATAAGTTGAACCAACCCCTCTTGGAAGGATTTTCCGTACCTTCCAAAGTCTGCCTTGTGTGCAAGCATAACACTCCTTGGTCTCGCACTACTAAATATAACACACCTAGATAAAAAGTCAAGGCGAGTTACGCTTTATTTTTACTCTTGACGCTGCCTAACTTATTTCATAGACTTAGAACCGCGACACTTCCACTTCTTTCGTGATAGTGCGTTGGCGCAAGGTGGATTCTTACATTTCTTGATCTTTGCGGATCGTGCGCAGTAAGCATCGCCCTTGGCTGTGCCTGGACGAATGCGATCACCGCCTCCCTTGGCTTGACCTGATTGTCCGTATGAGCGGCACTTACCATTTACGCGCTTAGCAAAGCGTTTGCCCTTCGCAGGCTTACAGGCTTTCTTCTTTTTCTCAGCCATAAGAGCTTCGTACTCTTCTCTAATAACCTGTTTGATATATGATTCTGTTAACTTCATCCCTTCTTGCCTCCCTTAGACTTTTTGCCCCAACTTCCTCTCTTGCCACATGCGCCGGGGGTGGGTCTACATGAAGGGTATTTTGATCTCTTTTCGTCACCTGAACGACCGCAGGGTGAGCATTTCTTCTTTCCTGTCTTCTTATCCTTGCGGCAAGTGTTGCAATCAACCCAGCCGCCCTTCTTACCGGGAGCACCTTTGCGACCGAACCAGTCTTTAAGGCTACTCTCGGAAGAAGGTTTAGCCGTTAGCTTTTTTTTTTCGGATAGAACTGTCTGATACTCTTCTTTGATGATTTGAAGAAGCTTGTCATCTAACTCCAAGCCTTCTTTTTTCTTTGACTTGTTGCCCCAGTTTGCAGCGCCGACTTTGCGGCACTTAACGAGAGCCCCGCTTGCATAAGCAGAAGGCCACACATCATAACGACCGCGAACCTTGTGGTAGCAAGCGTCTTTCTTGCCTTTTGATTTCTTTTTCTTCTTTTCGTCTAGCTCGACCTCTTCTTCATTTACAAAGTTTAGAAGGTTTTCTTCATCAAGTTCGTATAAGTCTTCATAGTAATGGGAATCTTCTTCTCCAGCCTGACGACCTGATAGATACTCTTGGTAATGATCTTCTGAGATCTGACCGACATCAGCAAGCATAGAAATCTCTTCACGAGATCTATGTTTTCCGTCCTGGGCATCTTTTTGACCTAGCTGAAAGAAGAAGTCTTTCTTATCTACAAACTTTGAGAATTGATTTTCCATTTACTACACCTCGGTAGTAAATAGTGTTATTTCTCTTTACATTCCCTAGAAATTCTATTAAGGAATCCCTTTAGTTCTTCCCAGTTGAGTTCTCCGAACCCATCGTTCATCATAAGCCTTAGCAGTTCGGTTTTGTTGAACTCGCACTCAAAGTTCTCAAGGGCATAGTCAATGGTTTGCTTGCCCTGGACAGAGATGAGGGGAGAATACAACTGCATCATCTGGTAGTTATGTTCAATTAGTTCTTTTGACTCTGAAATGTTCTTGTAGACTTTCAGCTTTGAATCAATGCTCTCGCAGTAATCAAGTAGCTCATCGATCGTGATGGTTCGCTCGTCTTTCATAAACGGCAACTTGGTGGCGATCGTCTTCATCCCAACACGATTGACGCCAGGAAGATTGTCGCTGGCGTCTCCATCCATAGCGCGTGCGAGCGCCATGTTGGTGGGATGGACTCCCATAGACTCAATCACAGTCTTCTTGGTTTCGATCTTATCTGTGGTCGGGCGATAAACTACAGTCTCTTCGTCACAAAGCTGTAAAAAGTCTTTATCATTTGAGACAATCACTTTCTGCCAACCCTTGTAGTGCGATGAATTGCAGACATAAGAGATGATGTCATCAGCCTCAACTCTGTCAAGAATAAGCTGGATGATGGGCATCTGGTTTAGATACTCGATAATCTGCATTTGCTGCCAGACTTTATTTTGTATCTCTTCGTTCTCTGTTAGATTGTGAACAGAACGATTCAGGCGTAGGGGCTTCCGACCCTCCTTATAAGACGAATTCATAGCCTTGCGCTTTTGAGATCCGTTTGGTCCGTCCCAACAAATCACAATCTCATTTGGATTTGTCATTCTAACCAGTTTCTGTAGGATCTTGATAGATCCCTTGATCCCGCCAATTGGCTGTCCGTGGTTAGATAGACTGGGATCAACAATAAACGCCCTCAAAAACATATTGAGGGCGTCGATTACGAGTACACGCTTCATAGATTACCTCCAGCCCATAATATAACGGGCTGGAGGCTGTCTGTCAAGAGGCTTTGTCTACCCCAGCATCTACTTCATAGAAATCTGATGCTTCGCCTTCACGCTTGTCGAACTTCTGGACTACTACTTCGTCCATAAAATCCATAACGTGCTGCTTAAACTCTGGATCATTCTGTAGGATCTCAACCCATTTGCTGGGCTGGAACTTTTTAGAGTACTCTCCGCGTGTCAAGGTATACCAAGAGCCTGCAACAGTCATAAAGCCCTTCAGAGCCTCAAACCACGACTCTTCGTCCTGCACACCAATTGATTCTGTTCCCCATAAGATTCGGAATGTGCAAGTTCTACCCTGTGTTCCGAAACGAGACTTTTCAAGCTTGACCTTGACTTCTGAACCAATTCGGAAACCATTATCATCAAGCACATAGGCTGCCTTGCTCTTACGACCTGTAAGCCAGATGCGGAGAGAGTAAGCATAGTGCATAGCCTTTCCGCCTGGGGTGATGTAAGGCGTGGTCATCGCAATCTGGCGTGCCATGGGTCCATGTGGGATGTTAGTCTTCAACTGATTGAGAACAAGGAACGTAGCCTTCTTGTCTGCGAGTGGAATAACCAACTTTGACATCGCCTTCGCAAGAATGCGAGCCTTGGTTGCTACTGATGATTGAGGGTTGAAGTCGCCTGCTACATCTGAAACTGACGGGGTGAATGCCAGAGAGTCCCAAATAAATAGCAGTTGCTCGTCGGCTGCTCCCAATAGCTCTTCTATGGTCTCAAGCACAAACTCTACTGATTGAGCCTGAACATACATCATAGCCCCAATATCACACCCAGCCTTCTCCAAGAAGGTTGGATCAATCGCGGACTCGGAATCAAAGTAGATTACTCCAATCCCCATCTTCTGTGCGTTTGCTGCGCACTGGGCTGCCAAGAACGACTTGCCTGTCGCTTCTAAGCCAGCCAACTCTGTTACCTTGCCGACAGGAATGCCAGCGTATTTTCCCTTACAAACGATAGAATCAAGCCATCGGGATCCTGTTGGGATCCACTGCTTTACTTCTGTGGGATTATCTTCTCGGAGGTCGTGAGCGACATTGCGACCTGCCTTTTTATTTATCATCGCTCTAAGATCGGACATAGATACACGTCCAGCCTTAGCTTTTGCTTTAGCCATTAAGTTCTCCTTGTTTTTAACTTTTCTTTTCTTTATTTTTATTTAATTTTGGGACAAAGCCCATTAGTAATTATAACACAGAAGCGTCAAAGGCGCAACAGAAAACCCCCACCTTTTTAGGGGTGGGGGCAGACTGGAGCTTGGAGCTTTTACTAGCCAGCCATTAGATCGTTGAATGCCTTATCAACACTGGACTTACCGCCCTGGTTGTACTGGGTTGTCTCTCTTGACCGACCCTCTGCCGACTTATCGCCAGAGAGCATACTATCAAGAATTGCTGACACCTCATCAGGAGTGTGACGTGTGAATAGTCCATCGATGTCGGGCATGTTCTGTAGCAGACCGGGGATAGCATCGGCGTCCGGTAGAAGCGAACTGGTGTTACGACGCATCTTCATGTTTGTCTTCGGGTAAGCACCCGGAGCAGTCGGCTTTGTGTAGGTGATAGTGATGTCAGTGCCGCCCTGTGGGTCGGTGATGTCGCCATACTCGGGGTCTAGGATGTAGCCCAACAGAAGCTCATAAGCCTGCTTGCCGTAGCCATAAACCTTCACGCCCTCGCTCTCAAGTCCTCGCACCACTACTGGTGAGAAGTAACGATTACGAACGAAGAGAGACTTAGCAAGCTTCTTGGTCTCCTCGTCATTGTTTTCGGTGCCGTCCTTCCATAGCTGTGAAGCGAAATCACAGATTGGGCACGCCTCACCAAAGTTACGCTTAGGGCACATAACGCCGCCGCGGTGTCCTTCAATGTTATAGTGGAAGAAAACTTCCTTAAGTGGATCTCCATCTGAGGCAGGGACAATTCGCACATCAGTGTCGCCTTCTTCTGGCTTGAACCAGACACTTGCCCTGTCGCTCTTTCCATTTCCTCGTAGTGCGGCGAGCTTCTTCCGCATTAGCTCCATGTTAATTCCCATTGTAGTCTCCTTGTTGTTGGGTATAGTATAGTAAGCGTTCCTTACCATCTTAATGTAACACTCTGATCATAGCCTGTCAAGAGTATTTATTTTGGGAGGATGTCTGTGAGCTTCTCCCTTGCTCATCTATAAAGTAACGTGATCAGCCTTTGCTGTCAAGTAGTTTTTGTCCTTGAACGAAATTTGTGTGAGCCACGCAGAATCCGAAGTCCGTTTCGTAAGGCGACTCATAGATTCCATAGGTCACATTTTTGAATGCGTTTCGGGGTTTGTTTTTTAGGCTCTCGACCACTCGGGAGTGGAGTTTTCCGTCCGTTTCCAAGCGCTCATTTGCTATACATAAGTAGTATGCTACGTCACGATCTTCCTCTAATTTGTAGTACCAATTCTCAGTTAATTTATCAACTGAGACTATGCCTACGGAGCGGATTCTCTGGACATCTGAGGGCTTGGAAAGATTGCCTACAAGCGGTGTCGTATGATCAAACACATTTAGGTAATGAACCGCATAGTAGATGCTTTTGTTGATTGTGTCAAAGTATTTTTTTATTGGGATTTCGCCTATTGTCTTCTCAATTGAAGGGTTGGACAAAATTGTGAAGCTCTTGAATAAACCAGAGCGGGCATACTCCTGTAAGATGCCAAAGATTGCTCGCTCTTGTAGCTTTGAATTGCCGATCAAGAGGTCTACATCTGGTTTGATGTAGAAGATGTCCATCTCTCTGTCTCTTATCTGCTGTAGAATTGCAAGTGTGTAGTTTGCCGAAAAAGATGAACCACAGAGGAACACCTGCACTCTGTCTTGTATTGCTTCTTTTGTCTTATACGAAGATAGTTTGGGTGCCTTTCCCTCACAATCCTCTGCTTTTTCTACTTTTGATAGTTTGCGTGTGTATTTTGTGTTCTCTTGATCTTCCGAGAACAAAAAGCAGTTGTATTCTCTGTGGTTCTCAAACAGAGAGACCACATTACAGCCAGCTTCGCCTATGCCTATTAGCGAAATCATAGCTTCAACTCTTTCAAGTTCCCATAGTCCTTGCCTGCCTTGATATTAGCCATAAATTTACCTAAACTATTGTTCTCAAACATAGCTTTCAGTTCTGGGATTCTCTCTTTATCTTCTTCCGCTATGTCTAACACCACCTCGTCGTGAACGATGAACGCTACCTTTGATCTTGTGTCTTCCAGGGCTTTATCCAGCGCCACGGCGCGGTCTAGGGTCAAGTCCGATGTCGTGCTTTGAATCAAGTAGCTCAGTGCCTTACGCTGTTCTACTTCAATCTGCCTTCCTGTCGGAGTGTTGACCTTTCCGCCCTTATAGAACTCAGAAAGCACGCCTTCGCGGCTGTAAACAGAGCCGTTGAGCGACATATCGTTCACATTGTAGAGGGTGGAGAAGAATCTCACCTTTGCCTCATCACGATCTACGGGAGATCCTCCGTAGAGGTGTCTCATATTCCAGCTATGAATGTCTTCCTGTGGTTGTTCGTGTCCTGAGAGAGATAAGAAAGTCCTGACCTCTGCCCCATTGTAATCCAGAGACACAAGCCAGTCGTTTGTTGGTTTAATGAGTTCTCGGAACTTCGCCTTCATAGTTAGGATCGGATTGCTGTCTCTCTGGGTTGTAAGACGCCCTGTGACCGTTCCAAAAAGGTTATAGCTCACGTAGTGCGACTTGTTTTTTACAAGCATCTTGATGTCTTCTCGGTCGCTTGTAGAGGTCATCAAGTGACGGCAGCCATCTATGTTGATGTTGAGCTTCTGGTAGCTTATCTTGTGGATTAGCTTGTAGACCTTATCTAAATGATCATAATTATCTGGTTGATTACAGGTGTCAAAAACGTGCTCGGTGATCTTGTTACGGACCTCACAAAACTGCATCAAAAAGTCCGATGGGACGAGATCAAAGAAGCAGTTCTGTCGCAAGTCTATGCGAGCTATCTTAAACGAAAGTAGATAAGCCTTGAAGGTTTTCTGAACCTCGCTCAATTCTTCTTTTAGGCTTTCAGGACAAGCTTCCTGAAGATTCTTGCCTCCGGTGTAAAGCCAAGCATACTTAATTTCAGGATCCTGAATGGATCCAGTATACTTCCAAGTCTTGGTCAGCCCACCAGGGATGCCCTCAAAATGAAGGGCTCCGTTGGAGTAGATGCCGACACACTCTGACTTGTCGTCAAGTGTCTGAAAAATCATGTGTCCTCTCTGAGTCTCTGTGCTTCTATAAGATAACTCAAGGATCCTCTGTAGTCAAATGGTTGGTTGATATAACGCTCAAAAGTTCCCAGAGCAGTGCGGTTATCTGAAGACCTTGATAGTTGCAAGCAATCCTTGATGATCCTCTGTTTTTCGGCTACACTGAATGTGTTCTCTTCTTCCGAGAACCGAAGATCAAAATAGAACTTCATGAAGAAATCGTTTGAGAATTTTTGTTGTAGGGACTGAAGAGTGTAACGTTCTGTAGTTATAATCTTAGAACCACATTCATCAAATGATGAAATGTGTGTTGGAACCATTTCGTTGTAGAGTCTCAATAGCTGCTGTGGTAATTGGTTGTAAAATCTATTATGAGTTGTTGAGAACCCCAAAGCCAAGATTTCATCGGTGCTTGTAAAGTCATAAGCACTAGCATAACCCATCATGGCTTCAGAGTCAAGGTCGGCTATTAATCTCCAAGGAGCATTGATGTCGATCATGAAGCCATAAGAGTTACAAGCATTTACATAGAACTCCCAGTTCTTACTGTTTACGAAATCATTTATTTTTTGATCATCATTATCATAGGGTGCGTCGGCAATCTCAAGAGCAAGCCCACTATTGGTCAGGCTATTTAGTTTACTTTTTGTGTAAGCAGGCATTGACAACGGGTAAGTTCTTGTTACAATACTAACAGTAGCTAGGAGTTCTTTTATGAATGTTTGAAAATTATGAATATTATTAATATTCATATTTGTTTTTAAAGCTTTAATAAAATTAATTTGATATTCATTATAGCTTATATTATTATCTTTATAACTCTTATAAACTTTTAAGTTAGTAAGATTAGGATCGTTAGAATAAATTTTGCCTGATTGTTCTGCTTTCTTAAACTGTTGAGCTAGTGCCTCAAATGCATCCACAACAAACCCTATTGCCTGCAAGTTTTGTCTTGGATTACCTGAGCTTATAAAATTTTTAAATCTAACCAAGTTTGGACTAGTAACTATTGGAATATAGATTCTGCCTACTTTTCCATAAAGCGCTTTTTCTGCAAGATTGAAATCTATAAGATTTGAATAACCCGAAGTTAACACATCAGATTTATAGATAATTTTTTTGTTAAACAACTCGACCGTGGTTTCATTGTTGCTTTCTTTATAAAATGTTGACACCTTAATCTCCTATAAAAAAGCCATTATCATATGATGCTTTAGCCCAAAAATCAAGCACAGTATCATCCATCATCAAAAGACTATCCTCTTTTAACGATTCTATTCGTCTGGAGCTGCCGCACTTCTTTGGTTTGTCTTCAGCATCATCTATAATTGGTTTTTTACTATTAGCATCTTCGTTTCCACCACCAGTATCAGCAACCCATTTAGCAGTGATTTTGGTGTCTGCTTTGCCGGGACCTATTGAATGTTCTGATCTAGTAATCATATAATAACCACCAATACCAAATTGTGTAAAATCATTGCCATTCTCATCTTTTCTCATCTCGGGTGAAAATCCTCTAGGATCTACATAAATATAGGTTCCAGGGAATGTATGCATATTTAATAGACAATCGATGTTGGCGTTGTATACTTCTCGCAATTGTGTTAGACCATCAAAGCCTTCTTGCTCAAAACGAAGTTCCTTCAGTCCAGTCATATCTGTTCTGTCAAGAGAGATGTTCTTCACAATGCCTCGATCCTTGCCCAAGATGTAATGAAAGATTCCATCTTTTGCATCTTGCTCTTCATTTCCCTGCATTTTTCCTACTGGATAAGAACGACCTGCATAAAAGACATAGTAGTTAATCTCTCTATCTGGCTGTGCGACATCAATTGGGAGACGCGATGGTCCTGAGACATTTATTACTGGTTTTAAACTTCTTGCTAAAGGATTGCTTAAATTGAATACGTTGCCGGCACCATAGGTTTTTGGATTGCTTTTAGTAAAAAAGGTAATGTCGTCAGTTCCCATTGTATTTATTCTTCTATTGAAGCCGGTTATCACAGAACTGTTGAATTTTACTCTTTGCTTAGTATTAAAAGAAAAGCAGCTATCATTGTTTATAAAATCACGAATTAATTCATTTGTAATGTCTTTTATAAAACTTGTTATGGGGTAATAAGCTTGCTCTTTGCTTAAGACTTTTTCTGTCAAGAATTCTGTAAAATAATTAAGGGAAATTGGAATATCCCCAATAGAACAAAAGCTCATTTTACCTTGATTAAATGGATCTTTGATCTCCATTGGTCCAAGAACAATTCTTATTTTTTTAAATTGTTCTCTGGCTTTCATTAGCTTTTCAATTTCTTTGGCTATAGAAGTCTTTTTTGCTATGATCGCTCGTGAACCATCATCATAGTTTACAGCTTCAAAAGAGATTTCGTTCCTTAAAAATCTTCTGTATGCACTTTTAATTTTAACAAAATTAGGTCCGCTACCCGGAATTTTGTCATAATAATTTAATACACTTTTGTCCCCTTTCTTTAGGTCACTTGTGAGTTTTTCTAGCGACTCTTCGATGTTTTGCATAATGACATCAATTAAATCAGAAATATAGAAAAAAGAAACTTTATTTGTGTCTCTTGAGGTAGAAACGAGAGATGCTTGTAGTGCCTCTATGGTGCCCTTGTCTTCTGTTCCGGCTCTTTCGAGTGCGCTTTTGAAAGAATTTCTTAGTTTTTGAATATTCGGTCCACTATCATTAGTGGGATTTGGAATTCCTCCAGGCGGCACTCCATTTCGCAAAAAATTAGAAATCTGTTCATAGTCCAGACTATAATAAAGAATTTTCTTTTTTCCACTTAGCTGTGATATTATTCTTGCGAAGCTTTGTGCTTTCTCTTGTTGGATCAAACTGGCATCTACTTCTTTTGCTTTGGAGATTTCATCAGACTCACACTTTTCATTAGCGAGGAATTCATAAAACAGTTTTCTACCTATTCTGTTACCCTCAACTCCTTTAGAACTAAAAATGTTAAACATTGAATTGTTGAAATAATCTTCTATGTAAGCAAGATAATTGATGTCAAAAGAAACCCCTCCCATCTCATCAAAAGAAAATTCGTGCGTTGTTGGAGTTAGGTTTATGTTTATAAAAGAATCATTTACCGCTTGTTTTTCTTGTTCGGTAAAAGTTGAGAGATAGTTTTGAGGTATTGCCCACCCCATAACAATTTTTAGTCTAAAATTCAACTTATCAATATTGTCTTTTTGAATAGCAGTCATGTTTGTTCTCAAGTCTTCGGGTGTCCGACCGGTTTTAAGAGCAAGATCGGCAAACTTGTAATTTGCCAATGGTGCTTTTTTACTAAACGCTTGAGTCAGCCCTGTGTAATCTCCTCTTCTATCTTGGATTAAGTCTCCGAAGCTTGTAGCAAAGATACTTAGTTTCGCTTGAATTGCTTTCTTGGCTGCGAATGGATCAGAGCCGTGGAAAGTAAAATTAAAGTCTTTGAGTCCAACGCCAACACCACGCTTCTTGCTGTTTCTAAATAAATCAAGGGCGCTCTTTTCGCCGGCATAGGATTTGACGGCAGGGTTTGTATCAAACTTTATCTCAACATAACCAACATCCTCGCCGCTGGCTGGGTCAGTTTGAACTTTATAAAGCTTTATTGTTGGAACAAGAGAGGACAGTTTATCTGTTGTGAGATTAAACAACTCTCTTGAGTATGGCGCCTGTGTGAGTCTGTTAATAAATCCAAATGGCTCGTCGTAGATTAAAATTGGCGCATTGCTATTTATCGGTTCAGTTTTTTGTCCGGTGCCATTTTCTTCAGAGGTGCCCTTGACAGGAGAGTTGGCTAAGACATAAGGGAGCCGTGGTCTGTGGTTTTTTCTTTTGAGCGCGACCAAAGACTTTAGTTGTGAAAGGAGAAAACACTGTTCTTGGTAGATTGCTTTGTCTACGTTATCAAATTGACCTCCGGGGCTTCTGCTCTCTTTGATGACGGCTCCGCCTTGTCTGGCTCTCTTCCTCGCATTTTCATCATTAAAGGTATTAGCTAAGTTTTCTAAAACACCCTGGTTTCTTCCGGTGGCTACGAACCCGGTTTGTTCTTTTGTTAATTTCTTATATTCTTTATAAAGCTCAGTAAGCCTCTCCACCAATATCTTGATGGACTGGGTTAAAGGATTTAATAGTGCAAATGTTTTTTTTATTTTCTTTAATTTTTCTAAATCTTCTTTATAATCCCCAGAGTTATTAATAAGGGTTTCAACTTCTTTAATTTTTGTTGCCAATTCTAAGAAATTTGGCATATACATTGGATCACTATCTATTCTATCGTTTATTCGGCGGACGTCCGCCCAGCTCTCATTTAGGTTTAATTCTTCGTAAGTGTAACCAATAAAAAGATAATTGTTTTGTAATTTATAAACGTTCGCCTCGAAAATTTCTTTAACATCGGGGTTTAAATCATCGATCTCATCCTTAAGTCGTCCTCGTAACAAATCCAGTTGAGGTGACTTATTGCCCAATTGAGTAAAGCCACTGACAAGCTCCGAACAGTGTTCTTCAACATAAGAAGAAACTTCCTCTAGCATATCTGGATTGCGTGATGTAAACGGACAATCAGACATTTATCACGCCCCCAAGACCAGCAAAGCTTCGCTGATGTTTAATGGAATCTCAAGCACATCGCCTGTGTTTGCTTCGGCTTCTGTCGGAATGCCGTTAAACCAAGCAATAACCCACCAGTAGCGAGCGTCGCCGTAGTATTGATGTGCAAGATTGTAAAATCTATCTCCGTATTTCCAGATGTGTGTGGAGGTTTTTAGTCTCATTCTGTCGGAGACTGTTGGTTGTCTTAAGCGTGGTGTTGTGAATTGTTCTATTTGCTTTAGACCTCTGCGCTCACGCAACTCTCTGTAAAAGTCTGTGTCGTTTATGATTGTTTGTGATGTAAAGTTTTTGATGTCGCTCATTCTATGAAATCCTCAATGTATCCTTCTAAACCTTCTTCAAATGCCGCCTCAGCTCCTTCAATGCCAGCCATTGAGCCTTCGCCCAATCTAACCAAAGCCTTATCATTACCTCTCCCTGCTCTGCGAACATCTGCGTTCATTCTCATATTTCCTAAGACGCCACCATAGCGTGCTTTTGCATTATCAATGTGTTGCTGTCTTACTTTTCTTGCTTGCTCTTCGGCTTTTTCTTTTTCAACTTGTTCTTTGTAAGCTGGTAGGGCGTTAGCCGGAGAGCCAAGTAGAATGTTTTCGGTTGTTTTGACTCCGTAAGGAAATAGATTATTTGTTTGTTGATTATTATCTCCCCATCCTATAGTTGTTTCGTGGATGGGAGAAAACCCAAGGCTTAGTTGAATGTTTTTGGGAAGAATCGTGTTGACTCCTTTATGAAAAACACCATCATCACCAGCAATGCTATGATCAACTGAAAGGTTATCAATAATTCCGAGTAATCCCCTATCTGATTCCGAAGTTGATTGATATTCAATAAAGAACATTTCTTCAGCATCCTCGGGGTAAGCTGTTGCGAGGTGGGCGTCGATTTCGTCTGAAGTAGAACTTTTCTGCAACAAGTTCATCACTTTCATTCTTATAAGAGGTGACTGGGTCATGTTTAAGGCGTTGCTGGAGTCTCCAGTGTAAGAAGCATAGAGCATTTGTTCAAGGGCTGAGACTCTTCCAAGATTTTCGTAAGCTTCGCCCTCACTCGCAGCGGGGACATCAATAGTCAATGAGATTTTTCTTGTTGTGTTCTTGTACTGATAGATCGGATCTGTTCTACCAAATGCTTCTGTTGAGGTGAAGTTGGAATTATAAGTTTCAGTAAAAGCCACTATAAAAGCCTTGAAAAATACGCTTCTCCCAGAAGGGACATGATAAAATGAGACCACCATTTCTCTTTGGTTTGCGAGCGAATCGGAACCATCTACGAGTGTTGGTAATTCATCTTGGTATTTTCTTACATCAAATAGTTTTTGTGCCATCTTTTATCCTCTTATACCATAGCCGAGCTTCTAGCGAACTTACCCATCACGCCTTCACCGACTTTCTTGCCGTCGAGTTCTACGATGATGTTGCGATCCTGTTGCTGGCTCTGCATGTTGTTTGTTGTATTTGTCACAGCATTATCGACTGCGCTCGACATTATTTTGTTGTTGGCAATCACTGGAGCTGCTGCTCTTGAAGTTGCGGCTGCGTCTGCTGTTGTCATATCCATTTGTTGGATTGATTTTGTGGTCATCTCAGCGCCAACTTTAACCCCATCGCCGGCAAATAAATGATCTGCTAGCATTTGTGAACCCTTTATCAGCATTCCCACTGGACCTAATAACATTATGGCATTTTCTTTTATAAAATCGAAACCATTGCCAATTTTAAATAAACCTTCCAAAAACGAGGAAGCAAAAGATTCAATAAACAGCAGTGAAGCCAAACCAGCAAGAGCACCAACCAAAGCTGTTATCGCCAAAACTGTACCGCTAATTGGCAGAGTGGCTGTTATAAACGCAATTCCAGCAATTGTTAAAGCTGCTGCCACAGCCATCAGGGAGCCAACCATTATAGAAAACCCAATCTTTACCATTTCTAAGTTTTCCATCATCCAGTCTGAAATTGCCATTAGTCCGTCAACCAGAGGCGTAACAATGGGAATCAACTGAGCCATAAGCGTGTTTAACTTTTCTTGGAAAGTTTGAACTTTTGCGGCTTGTTCAGCCATTTTCTCGTAATCAGCAGATGTCTTGCCTATTTCTCCGTTTAGTGAACTCATGTTACCTGACATCACTAGAGCCAACTCGCTTACGTCTTGTAGCCCCATTGCGTCAGCATAAAACTTGCGCTGATAGTAAGACATATCGTCAAAAGCCAAACCAGCATCAAGAACAGAATCTCTAATCATCCCGAAGCGTTCGGCAGGATCGGTCGCGGTCATCAATTCCATAGCGTTAACAAAGTTACCGCCCAATGCTGCGTTTAGCTTACCAGCCTGTTCTGCTGCGCCCTCAAAGGTGTCGAATTTTTCAGTAATAGCAAGAAGCCTGTTGACCTCAAGACCTGTAATCTTGGAGGCGACAGCTAAGTCTTTGAACGCCTTGACGCCATCACGACCCAACTTCGCAAGTTGAGGACCTGCGGCAGCAAAGTCAGCAGCCATCTTAGATGGAGCGACACCGATGTCTCTTGCTAGCGCCGCCATTTCCAAAGAAGTTCTAGCTGCTTGCTCACCAGTTTGACCCATAGACTTGGTTAGTGTTTGTTGGCTTTTCGATAAATCATCGTTTGAGATGCCTAATTTAGAAAGAACGGTGTTAGTTTTGATTAATTCTTCTCTAGAAGTCTTTGACATCATTGTAAAATCTGAAACATTTGTAAAGAGAGATTGGAAGGATGCGCTTACTTCTTTGACTGTTCCACCAAAGGCTCGTACTTCATTTGCCACATTTCCCAAACTTGATGCAAACTCTTTGCTTGCGCCAGTAATTTTCTGGAATTCGAAACTTGCGTCCGCTACAGCAATTGCGAGTTTCACGACCTTCATTGCTATAGCGACGGCGACACCTATCAAGATAAGTGATGCTGATAATCCACCCAGGGCAGCCATCGCCCCTTTGGAGCCACCAATTGCCTTCTTAGAAAGATCAAACAAAGAATCCTTAAGTTTCCCAATTGCGCTTTTAGCTGCATCACCAGCAAAAGTTTTGAGTAGTGTTTTTCCAACTTTTTTCAAACCACCTGTAAGATCACCTTTCAATAAACTTCCAAACCCGTCCATTAAACCTTGTGCGGATTCTTCTGCTTTATCAATCTGTTCTTCTAGTTCTTTGAGTTTTTCAATTTTTTCATCAAGGGCAGCTTTTTCAATTTCTCCATTTTTTAATTTAGCTTTGGCTAGTTCTATTTCCTGCTCGGCTATTTTTAATTCCGCATCGGCTCTTTTTCTACTTGTGTTGGCTAAGGACATCGCCGTTTCGAGTCTGTTTTTTTCAGCCTTTTCTAGATCAACAGTGGTCTGCAATTGTATTTTTAGCTGTTGAATAGCGAAATTCTGTTTTGTTGACAAGGTATCAAGGCTTTGTAAATATTCTAGCTGTTTCTTATCCAAATCAGCCAATTCTCTTCTTATTTTTAATTCGTTTTCTAAGCTATTAGTTCTGTTTTTTGCTGCTAGTGCGGCTGCTTCTTCTGGAGTCATGCAAAAATACCTCTCTCTATAAGTAGACACGCCCATAAAAAGCAAAGGCTCCTGAAGGAGCCTTAAAACTATCTAGCGTATTCTTTTGGAATTGGTGGTTGATTGGAGGGAGTTAGTTCTTGATAAGAAGAATTTGAGTTTCCTTTCGAGGCTTTCTTAATCGCTTGTGATTCCATCTCAAGCTGTTTAATAGTCCGTTGAACAAACCACCTTCTCAACCCTAGAGGCAGACTATAAGCTTCTGAAAAACTCCAGCCACTATTATACTTGAGGAAGAAAATTTCTTCATAAACCCCCTCATTATACTCGTCGGTCAGGCCAAAAAAAGTCCGCAGTGAGCGGCACCTCCATCTCTTGCGTGTGTCCACATTCGGTGCAAGAGAAATGCTGTGTTAGATCAATATCTGGAGTTGCTTGGCGAATGATAGCGCGAAGATGGCGGGAATCTCTTGACGGCATATTCTCAACTAAATAATTGATCGCTTGGGGTGTAGAGTCACCATTTACACTAACAACAATAGAGCGTAGCTGCTTAGAGATTAAGCCTTCGGAATTCTTCTTGTTTGTTAAAGCGATCTCTTCGCGTCCAGTAAGCAATCTTGCTCTAACTTCTGCTTGAGTTCTTGGAAGAATACAGCCGATTGTTCCATCTCCATAATCAGTAATACCAATCTCTTCTGAGATATTCCCATAGTCAACATCTGCATCGTTTAAATCGAATTCGTATTGTTGTTTTGTTTCGCATGAAGGGCATTGTACGGTCGTGGTATAGTCGTTACCATAACCAGATACCCTAGCAGCGATAATAATAGCATTCCGATCACCAATAAGGAGGCTGGATGGTCTAATAGATTTATCTACAATAAGACTTTCTATTAATTTTTCTAATGCAACACCTTTCTTTAGAAGCGTTCTCGAAGTGAGAATGTCCTCTTCTTTGGCAGTCATTTGCTTGATTTCGATAGAGTCTTGTCCGTGTAACGGATGTCCCTGTGCATAGAAGCGCCCCTGGGAGGGCAGATCCACAAACTCTGTGGGGACTACAAACGAGAAACCCCCGCCACCCTGTTGGGGTGGAGGGCTCGTATCAGGCTGTTGAGCGCCGCCTAGGCGATCCTGATTTCTTGACAATTTACACCTCGCGTTTAGTTATTGTCTTATTAGGCTTTGAAGAATTCGTTGCCACCGGAACCGTTGACAGCAGAAGAGTTGGTGAGAGTCTCAACTCTCGCCCAGTCAAAGCGAAGTTCTACGGTTGTTGTAGAAAGCTCATCGCTTGTGTAGTCAAGGTCATCCTGCTTCATGCTCATAATAAAAGCATTCCATAGGGTCCAAGACTCTACTGGGTTGCCGTCACCATCAAGCTGAGTGATTAGGACGGTTCCAAGAGCGCCTGTTGCCTTTGCTTTGGAGATTGTTCCAAGTGAGTTGGCATCAGTCGGTGGAGTATAGCCTCCAGCAACCACAATATCAGAGAAAGTAGCTGTAACATCTGGATCAACAGGATCAACAAGAGTGACTGTTACTTGGTCCCAAGTGACATTACCTGGGTAGTAGAAAGTGTGACCAAGGTATTTATGCTCAGCAGCATTTACGCTGAAGCCGGGCTTTGTGGCTGTTTTGGCGTACCAAAGGAGTGCGCCGCCTTGGGCTGCGTTAATTCCTTGGAACTCCACAGTAAAGCGATGTTTACGCTTTGGATCTTTTAGTGTTGTATCTTGACCGAAGTTGGTTGACCAGAATGGCATTTGTTAGGTTCTCCTGTGTTCACAAATAAGTAGTTGGTGGGGGCAAAAGCCCCCGTTTATCAATCGTCGAATGATGCGCCGGTAGAAGCCACCACAAAATCAATTGCGATGTATTCAATGGCGCGGGCTGGTTTGACCATGATCTTTGCATACATGATGTTCTGATCAACTAGGTCAGGGGTTGTTGTGCTCTCGTCGAGGATGAGACGGTAATCAGAGATACCGAACTGAACCTTGACGTTGGCTAGGAGCGGCTCGACTAGACCCTTGAAACGGTTCCAAGTTGCCTGCACATTCTGCTCGAAGAGAATCTGTGTAGATAGGATGGAAATCTGCTTCTTGAGGTAGATGACTAGACGACGCACGTTGATGCGGTCTAGAGCAGAGGGGCGCTCTTGTAGGGTCTTCTGACCGAACACTACGATGCCGGAGCTTGGGAAGCTGGCAATCGGGTTGATGCGAGCCTCATAGAGTGTGTCTCTTTCCTTAGAAGTTAGTCTCTGAGTGACATTAGAGACCGGAATACCGGCAGCACCGTCAGAAAGACCTCCACGGTTGAAGCCAGCGGGTGCGAACCATACCTGAGATTGTCTTTCAGAGCTTGCGAGTACGCCCATCATGGCAACAGAGGGCGGAATCCAAAGTAACTGCCCACTTGGGGCGTCCAGTGTCTGTACCCAAGGGAAGAAAGTGGCACCGTAAGAAGAATCAATCTGCCTTGTGCGAAGATCTTGGGCAGCCTGAGTAGCATTGCCTGTTACTCTGTCGCGGCGGTTACTTACATTGCCTTCGGCGAATGGCTTGTAGACATTTGGTAGGTCTATAACTGCCATTGCGTCTGCTCGTTCTTCACAAACGTCAATCATATGGGTAGTGAGTCCGGTATTAGTAAGACCGGGGACTGATAGAAGATTCATGTCAACAAACTCAGGATCTGCGATTGTATCAATGGCGCGGCGATAAGTGTTTTGGCGATAATCTGTAAGCTGGTTGCTTCCCATACCATCATTATACATCGGGTCGGGCTTAAAGATATCAAACCCGTCGAATCCACCGTATAATGGGGTAGTAAAGCGATTGTAGCTATCGTCCTCAATTAAGAAATCAGAGCCACTTGTCGCGGTACGACTAGTACCTGCCGCGCGAGAACCGCTTTCGTAGTAAGCTGAGCCATCAGCATTTACAATAACGTCATCAAGACTGAAGTAATAAGAAACTTCAGTAGTGCCGGGCCAATATCTGTGTGGATCTGAAACGGAAGCATCAGGACGTGACCCTCCAGAAGTTTGAGTAGTTTGCATACCAAAGTAAGCGTTCTTCTGGTCTGGTAGTCCTCCGTCAGAAGAACTAACACGCAATCTTACGCTTGGGAAGGCAAAAGAAGCAGTAGTTGAATTGGCGCCGGCACTACTAGTGGCAAGATAGCCCCCAGTTGGTAGACCATAAACAGTACCAGAGTAAATGTAATCAGAGGCGGTCAACGCATCACCAGACCAGCTTGAAACATCAGCATACTTTTTGGGACCTTGGTAACCAAACGGAAGGTATTTGGCATCTGCCGCACCGTCTTCGACGGCTTCGTTCATCTCTACTCTAACAAATTTAGATAGGTTCGGGTATTCACCATAGTGACGTATTCTGCGTTCAGATTCATTCCACTCCATGTACATGTTACCAATTTTTCTTGCAATAAAGTTCTCGGAAGTTGGATCTAGATTTAGATTATCAAATCGTTCAATAACAGAAACTTTAGAATCAGTATCATTTAGAGATCTAAGGACAACCGAGAAGGATCCATAATCAGAAGTTCTGGTGGTCGATGGTCTCACATTCTCGATTGAAATTTTGACATTCTTGTTTAGCCACTCGCCATGACCGCGACCGATAAAGCGGAACAATTGTTGTGCGCTCTGAGCACTATAGGATGCTGCCGCGCCGAGATCTTGACCAAGGATAAATCCAGTTTCTGCTTCTAGGGTTCCAAAGCGATTCTTGTGTGGTCCAATAGTGGTCGCATCTGCTTGTGCTATTGGTAGAACAATGGCGCTGGTGCCAGCATCTGTTAATCCGGCATCTACTAATTCTTGTTCGAAAGTTTCACCAAGGAAGTACTTCTTTTCTAGTGTAGCATCGTAAAAGCTACTAGCGTTTACATTTCCAAGTTGTGGATTAGTATTGAATACACCTCTAGCGAACTTACTATCGCCAAGTCGGAAGTTGAACTCAAACTTTTCAGATACGCCTGATGAAGCAACCTCTACCACATAGTTTTTGCTACTGTTAGTGCTGATAACAGCGCCAACAGAAGCAGTCGTGTTTCCTGAGTCACCTGAAAAAGCGCCCGATAGAAGAATTGTAGATGCATCGTCAAGATACCAAATAGCAGCTAACTGCCCAGTTCCCAAAACGTTGTCAGTCTTATCAGAATCTTTAAATACCCAAAGACCGTAAGCACCACCGTTACTTGCAAGTGTGGCAGCAGGAGAGTCGGTTGTTTCCCAGCCTGCATATCCGTCGCTTGTGGCATTTGTGTTTTGTGTACCTAGTAAGCGAATATAAGTAAGGGGCGCAACGTTAGAATTTAAGAAAGCCTTGGCTGCATAAGTTCCGTACATTGGGGACTGATAATTACCGCCTCGGTAGACATCACCGCCCGCATTTCCGGGTACTGTATCGCCAAACACCTCGACAAACTCAGAGTATGACTCAACCCTAATTGGTTGCATGGCAGGACCTCTAGCAGCACGTCCAATGACTACTGGTCCGATGTTTTCTGGTGTGCGGGGGCGAAAAGAGTTATCAATCTCGTTGATAAACACGCCGGGAGACACAAACTTAAAGCTTTTAACTGACATTCTAGAAACCTCTCTTTTGTAAAAATAATGCTAGATAGCATCTTCAATCATAATGTAAATAGTAGTACTAGTTCCAAAGAGACTTCAGGATGTGTTTAGTCCATTAAAAAGTTATCGTTGCCTGCTGGGACGACGGTTTCTCGTGGATAAGTTATCTCTACTATGCTTTCTTCTTTGGTAACAATTGGTCTATCATCGCTATTGCCTTCGCCGATTAGATAGCCGAGAACCTTGATGCTTACTTCGCTTGTGAACTGCCTCTCATCTTCGCCTAGATTTGCGACATTATTGGACTGGGCGAAGCCCTGGTCGATGAACGCCTCATAAAGATGACCATTTCTGCGCATAACAAAAGAATTTATCTGACCTGTTCTCGTCATAAAGGGCTGGGTTAGATCATTCATCTGCTGTTGGTATTCGGTCTTTACTATTATCTTGTAATCAAGATTGACGTAGATTGGAATAGGAATAGATAATGTTTCGACAACAACTTTTTTGTTTACTCTCGGGAAGTATTTCTGCCTATCCCCTGATGTGTTTGTGCGTGTGTTGCCGACTACTGCGAAGTTGCGCGTCTTGTCTTGCTTGATTCTCTTGGCGATAGTCATTCGACCTACTCTGCCGTTGCGCTGATTTGAGAAAATCTGTGCTTGGTAGCCGCCCTTTCTTGATGGATCTTTGGTTATCGCTGTTCTCTCAACTGTAACAACAGGAAGAATGATAGCGCCCGAACTATGATCATCAGGCACCCTAAGATCTCTGTTCTTCTTAATTTGAAATGCTCGCTCGGGAGTTTGCCATAAAACAGGAACGCGCTTGTAGCCTTCATTTGTTATTGTAGAAAGGTCTAGATCTTCTTTGATCCAAGACATCATCGCATAGTCTATGTCTTCTATGCGAGAACCCAACATCCCTATCTCTTGTAGAGTAAAGTCTTTTTTATCTTCGGGTAGTTGCGCGAAATCAAAGTTATCAGGTAGCATCGAATAGTCCTTTGCGTGCTCTCTTGCATGTAGCAGAGATTTCAAATGTTTGGTTTACTTGGCCGAATAATCTTCTAGCAGAAGATAAGCCCATAATCTCATAGTAGAGATCTCCATAAAGAACAAAGTCTCCTTCGCGGACAAATAGATCTTGGTCTTCTGTAAGTCTGCGCTTGTGGAAGTGGACGGTGATCTTTGAGACATTGTCTACCCCTACTGAATCTAGATAAGAAGTATTGTCTTCATCAAACTTAACTAGGGCGTAAACTCTTACGGGTGGTAAATAAGTTTTCTCTACTGCCTCACCATAAAGTTCGTGAAAGTTGGTTGTTTCCAGATCAATAGGGTAGTAAAGGATCTGTTGTCCAATAACCTTTTCTACAAGTTCATCATTGACTTGCTTTACAAGATCGCGTTCCTTCTTACCAAGAAAGAGTGGAGGAGGAGGTGATGCTGGTCTGGACCATTCATTATCTGACATTTAATTATCCTACAAAGATGGGTAGCGGAGAGCGACGAAGAGTTTCTTCTGCTGCCGTGACCTTCTCTTGATCTTTCTTAGCCAACTCGGTGTATTCTATCTCTTTCAACATGTCTGTTAGTTTTTGTCGGAGATCATCTTTTTCTTTTTGTGCCTCGGATAGAAGCGCAGAGTAGTTGAGAGTGACGGATTCGCCTGGGATTGGGACGGTCTGGAACTTACCACGAATCTGTCCCAGCATCTCTTTACAGAGAGCGAGAGCATAGTTGCGAATCCATTGCTTACCCATAGAGTTAATGTTCTCGTAGGGAATGTTGTCAAATGGTAGCGTGTTGATGTTGTTGACGCCTTCTACACCTGTGTTTACATCGCCAGTCTCGCCCCAAGAGTTATCGGCTACGCGGAAGCGGACCCAGATGCGGTTGAGGTAACCAGCGAAGTTGTCGTGTCCTCGGGGTGTGGGGTAGAGTCTAAGCTTGTTATCTAGAATCTCAAATGAGTAATGAGATGTTCTTGTGTAGAGAGCATCTTCATACATTATTGCTTGTAGTTTGTTCTGCCAAGTTGGAATAATCTCGAAAGTAGAGTCATCAGCATACTGACCGTAGGTGGAGGCGTTGCCTGCGACACCGATGCCGCCATAGTAGCCATAGAAGCGCCACATAGCGATTGGGGAGCGATAAAAAACTTTATCGATTATGACTCTGGAGTCTCCAACTTTTCCAGCATAAGGCACAGCATTGCCGTCGTCGTCCAATCCTGTTGCGGACGCGCCAGAGATGATAGATTGTAGGTCATAATCCTGTTGATTTTTGACGGTTGTGAATGATGCGGAATAGATCGGGGTTGTTCCACCGAATCCAGCCATTGTTGCTACAGCATCTCCTATCTTATTTGCGTAAGATAGTGTAATTTTGGAATACTGTAAGTTGGTTCCAGCAGGACCAGACAAGGAATCACCTTTGTGATCGAATGTGCCTGTAAGTTTTCCAAGAGCATCGGTCAGAATGTTTTTGCCTTGATGCATATTAAGGATGTAAGAATATTCTAGGACTGCTTCTTCATAAGCAGCATAAACATTCGAATCTGTTAGTTCGATGTCTACAACATCGCCGCCCAATCTTTTGTAAACAAAGTCTACTTGTTTTGCTGCACCGCTTAAGAAGTAATCTGAGCTATTGTAGACTCCGAAAGGGACGGCGGCTGCAACTGCGGAAGGAGTCCCCGTGGATGATAAGATTATCGCACTAGTTTCTGAAAGTGGTTGTAAGTTTGTAGGCATTCATGGAGCCTCCTGTTCGTAGTAAATAGTGAAAGAACAAACAAAAGCCCCCCTCACCTTGTTAGATGAGGGGGGCAACAAACGTTAGTTTGATTTACTCGGACTTAGCAACCTTTTTTCTAGCGGGCTTCGCGCGGGGTTTGGCGGGCGCCTTTGCCTTTGCGGGAGCTTTAGCTGGTGCCTTAGCTGGTGCCTTGGCGGGAGCCGCTGGAGCAGAAGACTGTCTATTTCTTAAAATTCTTTTTTTACTCATTGTAAATCCTATAGATCACTAAAAATTTCGTGACCGTAAAGCCTAAGAATATATTTACCAGCGGTGTAATCTGCATTAGTAGCAGCCCCTGTTGCTATGTAGACAAATAGATCGTCTGAAGCTGCGGCGAGGGCGGCTGAATTACTTTGACCAACATAGGTCCAGGCTCCGTTGTTAATTAACTTAGTGCCCGCTACGCTGCCGCTAGCGAGAACCGCAGCGCCGTTAGTATAGAGATCGATGTCTGCATTGCCTCCAGTCGGCACTTCAAGGCAGATAAGTTCCATATCAGTAACTGCACCATGTACAGCCACATCAACCTTAACAATGGTTGCTGACCCATGCGTGCCGCTTGATGATGAGACACCAATTGCTGTATCAGTAGCAAAACTGTGTGCAGCGCCTGCTGCTGGATTGAGGTCAATTTCAATTTCAGTCAATATCTCTGAAGCGTTTCTGGTTCCAGTCTGGTTGCCAAGAGAATCAACCATTGCTGCTCCCGCAGTCTTAGTTTGCTTCTGCCCTAGCTTATCTAAAGCAAAAAGTCTTTTACGTCCTATTCTTCTATTTCCCATAATATTTTCTCCTTTATGATTATATTATTGCAATAACTTGTTTTATTCAATGAATTGATTCCAGCCACTTCGGAATCAAAACTTTCTAAGGGCAGTGGCCTCGCCCAGAGGAGAATATTTCAAGTTACTTTAAATAGTACTCTCAAAGCAAAAGCCCCCCTACCGAAGTAGGGGGGCTTAGGTTTAGTAAGTGGCTTACTTATCAGGAAGCGCCAGACTCACCTAGGAGACCACGAACGACGACTAGACCGTACATATCTGGACGGACCATCTTCTTGGCGTAACGGGTCATAACACCCTTACGCGGAACGAAGTCTTCCGGTCCAAAGATTGTGGGTGTAGTCTGTAGCGGCACGTAAGGTGCGTAGACATAACCAGACTCTAGGAAGCTAGAACCACGGCGACCGATTAGAATCACGTTGCGGAGGAAGTAGGGGTCAACGATGACATCAAACTTCTTGCTTAGTGAGCCAGTCTTGAGAGCGCCGATGGAACCCTTCTCGTCGTCGTGAGTGACAGCAGCACGGAAGCCAGCGGTGAACTCAAGGATGTTGGCAACTTCAGGTCCGCAGACGACGAAGTTAGCACCACCACGTAGAGTCTTGCGGTGAATCTGTGCGGAGACATCATTGATTGTCTCAACGAGAGTCTCGTACCACTCGGAGACGGTGCCGGTGAAGTCAGGAGCCGCAGAAGCAGCGCCTAGCTCGTTACCGTTAACGTCAACGAAGAGACCGGGAGCGCGTGACCAGTAGCGTGTGGCGGCGGTAGCGCCGTTCACGAGGTCAGCGAGGATCTCACGGTCAATCTCAAGAGCAATCTGCTCGGAGAGGATTGAGGTAAGCTCAACCTCGGCATCCAAGTTGTGGTATGCGTTGAGGTCCTGACCGAGTTCTGGAGTCCACTTAGCCTTGAGCTTCTTGGTCTGAGCGGTAACTGCGGTTGAATCAACCTTGATGTCAATCTCAGGGATGTCGGCGTTGCCTTCTAGTGGGAAGAGGGCACCAGCAACTGCGCCAGCGACACCAGAAACAGCATCGATGGTGTCACGAATTGGTAGCTGGAAAGTGCCTGCTGAAATGTCAGCGCCTTTACCAGTCTCTCCAGCGGTAACATTACCAGCAGCAGCTACGATGGTAAATCGAATTGCGGCAACACCTGTTGCAGACTCGGTAGCAGAAACTGGACGAGTGAGCCTTCTGATGATGTCAGTAGGAGTGGCAGTTAGAGCAGTGAGTGCAGTGTCAAGATCAGCAAGATCAAGCACTGCGACAGCCGAAAGGTTGTCAAGATCAAGATCCCCTAAAGTAGAAGCAAGGTTTGCTTCCGTAATGTCAAGAACAACAAGACCCAAAGAAGTATCGGTGCTAGAGAGCAGATCGGGATCGAACTCAATGAGCTTCTTGTTAGCAACAGAAACTGCGCCATCAAGATCAAAAGCAGCTTTGACAGCAAAGTTTGCTTGTGCAACAACACCAGAGCTACCAGATGGGGAAGCGTAAGCGTAACCACGGGCAGATGAGCGAGGACCAGAGAGATCCTGCTTGCTTGAGCCTACGAGGTCAACACCGTCGATGACTCCCTTACCAACCTGATCAGTACCGTAGATTGACTTAGCATCTGCGTTGCCAAAGCGACTACCAGTTCCAGGGACACCGCCGAGATCACCAGTGAAGGTGAAGTCAAGGAAGAAGATGAGACCAGAGGGAAGGCTCATTGGCTGGACGCTGACGAGGTCGTTGGCGATAAGACCAGCGAAAACGCGGCGGACGATGGGGAAGGCAACAGCAGCGAAGCCTTCGACAGAGCCACCAGCAAGAGTGGTGCTCTCACGGAGAAGCTCTTTGGCTTGGTTCTCAAGTAGACGAGCCATAGAGTTTTGCTTGCGCTCAGTCTCGATGCCCTCTAGAAGACCAGTTTTCTTCCACTTAGATAGAAGAGCGTGGGACTCAGCACGCATATCACGGTTGACTACACCCTCGGTGAGTCTTTCAACAATATTAGACATAATAATAAATCCTCCTTAAATTTGATTTAATTAATACCTGCTAGTTTACGCATTCTCGCAGTAAGTGGATCAGCCTTTGGCTCTTCCTTGCGAGATGCACGGATAATGGAAGTGGGACGGTTGATGGCTTCGCTTAGTGATTGTGGTCTGCTCTTGGGAGCAGCCGACACTGTGCTTTGAAGTGTCTCGTGGATTGTCCTTGCTTCCTCAACCGAAGCAGCCTTAGAAATCGCTTCGACAATTGTTTGTTTTTGTCGCTCATTCAGGGAGGTATTTCCTAGCGTGCGGTTGGTGTAAAGGAGTCGTGCATTACTAAGATTTACATCCTGCACATTCTCCTTAAGGGATCCTACTACCTGTTGGTAGTTGGAAAGTGTTTCTTTTAATTTCTTGTTCTCGAAGACTAGTTCTTCTTGCGCTTGCTTTAGCGCCTTTAGTTCCTCTTCCATGTCGGTGCTGCGGCGTTTCGCCAACTCAAGCTCCATCTGGTGTTTGGTGTCCTCGGAGGAACGACCAGCCCAACCAGAGAGCGAAGCACCCATATCTACGGTAAGTTTTTCTACGATTGCGTCAAGGAGATCGTCGGAGAGTTCTTCGTAAAGCTCTTCTTCTTCGCCTTCTTCAAGACCACCAGATGCTCTTTCATAAGTGTCTTGTAACGAACTATCAGCGGCTCCTGCGTCGATCATGTCCCTGAGCTTCATCATCACATCGTGATCAAGATCGGGCATGTTTTCTCTCATCCAAGCTCCACCGGAGCCGCGCTGAAGTGCGAATCGGAAACCATCCCAATCTATTCTTCCTTCTGCGCCTGCCTCTTCAAGACCAGCCATTTGCATCTGGTCGGCGTCAGCCTCTTCTTCTGCGGCAGAAGGATCATCGGAGAGCATAGAAGCGACCATTTCCATAATGGAGTCTTCGTCAATTTCCATCTCTTCATCCATCGGCTCTTCTTCTTTCTCTTCTTCCTCGTCTAGAGTTTCTTCTTCTTCAACACCCTCGCGGAGTTCCTTGAGAGCTTCAGCAAGCTCTGCAAAGTCGATTGTTACTTGGGCGTCGTCGCCCTCGTTTACTCCACCTAGTTCTGCGACATCTTCTGTAAAGGCATCAGGGACACCCTCAGCGATTTCGTCTTTCTCGACTTCTTCGTCCATTGTGGCTTCAGCGTCGGGAGAAGGTGCGTCTTCTCCACCCATGAGGTCTGCAAGCTCATCCTGCTCTAATAGCTGGTTGAGGGTTGACTTGACTTCTTCTGAATACTTGTCTATGATTGTGGCTTCCGCATTTTTCATTGCGGCTTCCTTCAACGCCTTGGCGTCTACGATTGCTTGTTCTAATAACGAGGACATTAACAAAAACTCCTATGATGATGGTTTTCAAATTAAATAGTAACTGTAAATAGTAAAAGACATCGTTTTTAACTAAACGACATCAATAGAGCAGATTTTATGCTATCTATTCTGTTGCTAGGAACTCAACAACCTCAAATAGACCCAACTGTTGTAAGTGTGTTTCTAAAACAGGAGTCTGTCCGTTGGAGATTCGTTCTAGAATTTCAGCTTTGACACTATCCCAGACTGTTTTATTCCACTCTGTTCTGACGAGCAGAACTTCTTCGCTTTCACTAATTGCTTGAGATTTTTCTATGTTGTTGTTGTTTATTGTCATGGTCTATTTCCTTCTGGTCCTATGGGAGTCTTCAAGACTCGATAAAAAGCAGACCAAACATTTGTCTGACCGCTGCTTATGGCGCGCGATGAAGGGGCGCCCATATTAATCTGCATATAAAGGGTTCCAGTGTAGTCTACCAAACCTCTCTGGTTGATTCCAGATTCTGTTCCATCTGTCTTGATAGCCCAGCCTGCTGCGTAGCCTCCGTTTCCCTTGACTAAACCACAGCGTCCATAGCCGTATTGATTGTCTGTGTTGAAAACAGTAAGGGGGCTGGCGCTGGTTCTTATTTGTCCTATGTAAACATAGCTATTAGTTTGGTCTGGTGACCAGTATAATCCACTCATTTTGCTCGTGTTGTTGCTAGTGTTGGTTGGATCCTCAGAGATCCCAAGAGAAAATTGAGTTCTCGCTGAACCTATTACTCTAGGGGTGTCTACCCACATTTCAATCGTAGCGCCAGCATCGGAAACTTGTACCGCAGTTCCGTCGCTGTAAGTAAGGGGGATGTAATAACGTAATCCATCAAAGGTCGCCCCATCAACAGAATCATTAGAGGCACCAGTAAAGGCGTTCCATGTTACAGTCGTGGTTGTTCCAAGGGTAGCGACCCCCGAAGTTCGTGCATTTCCGCCAGGGTCGCTACTCGACCAAGTTCCATCACTTAGGTTGACGACCCGCCAATCTGGAAAGCCGGCAGCCTGTCCAAGAACCCAAGTGCCATTTACTAAACTGAGGTTTGACATTAGTTTGTTCCTATTATGTAGAAGGAAGACACACCATCTGAAGCGATTGTTACTGAGCCATAATCTAATTCTACCTTGACTCCATTATTGCTTCCATCAATTGTTTGAGATCCAGATGGCTCTATAACAAGATTATTAACAGAGGCGCTACCTGCTATGTCTTTGAAGGTGATCGGCTGTGCTATGTCATAGCCATTAGCCGCACCCAGTGAGGCTGTAACAATAGAACCAGAAGTGTTGATGGCAGCGATGCTTTGCTGCGTTGTTACATTAAAACTAGCAGAGAATGTTGCAAAGGCAATCTTGTTTACATTAGATAAATTGAGTCCACTGCCGTAGAAACTCGAAGCTGATACATTTGCTGAGCAACTAACCGATGTTACAGCGAGAGTGTTCGTAGCTGAATTAAATGTAAATGTCGAAGAGCCCGCAAACTGACCACTATTGTTATATTGCACCTGGGTATTTGATCCTCCGGCGGGAGTAAATGTTAATTCACTTTGCATATATGCTGCCAATGTTGTCATTGTGGCGTTCTTTGTTTGGTTAGAATCGCTTACATCTGTTATCAAGAAGAGGTCACCATCGGCGACAGACCCTGTTGTGTTGGCTCGGATTGGAGAAACAACCAGTCCTTCTGATACTAAAACGTTCAAGCCACTTATGGCACTTGCTGTAACCTCTAACCCTTGAGCACTCACGGTCAATCCATAAGAAGCAGAGACCGCGAGGGCATTAGAACTATTGAACAAGCCGTTTCCAATGTTTATGTTTCCAGCGTTGACATTTCCAGACAATTCGGCAGCGGGCAAGTTTGTCAAATTGTTTCCATCTCCATAGAACGATGAAGAAACAAGAGCAGAGGCTGTAATTTGCCCAGTAACAGTTAGAGTATTAGCTGTTGTATCAAAATTTAGTTCACTTACACCTTGAAAAGCAGAGCCGTTTTTGATTTGAACATTACCGTTGTTTCCTGCCGGCGGGAATGTTGTAATTCCACCTGTAATGCCAGAAGCGAGATTCTGGTATGTTATATATTTTGTAGCATTTGATGCTGCGGAATCTGCTATAACAAATTTATCTGCGTCTACCGGAGAAGTTTTCTGAACAGCAACGGATGGATTTACTTTTAATCCATCTGCGGTGCTCTCAAGTCCGCTGGAGCCAGATAATTTGACAACTAAATTGCCGCTATCGTTTCGTGTGGATTGCCCAAGAGATAAACTTGCGGCAGATATATTGCCATTGAATTGGTTTACTGGTATACTTGTGAGCCCAACACCAGAACCATAGAAGCCACTACCAGATATGTTTGCTGACGCTGACACATTTCCTGTGACAGCCATCACGGCTCCGTTGTATGTGAGACCTACTGCCCCAGAGATGTTATTATCGGCTTTCGCTACAATTATTGTATTTATGGTGGCGTTGTCGAAGGTTGTGACAGCGACATTTAATCCGCTCAACCCTGAACCGTCGCCATAATAAGCACTAGAGGAAACCCCAAGAGAAGCTGTTAATACTCCAGAGAATGTTTTTATTCCTGCGATAGTTTGATTGCTGTGATCATCAACCATACTCTCAATTGAGCCACTATCTGAGTTGATGAATTGTACGTTGCCTTTGAGGACATTATAAGCCATATAAGAAAACCTCTTTATTTTTGTATTCTCAGTAAATAGTCACAAGAAAAAAGGATGCCCCCCGTATAGGAGGGCACCCCAGAGATTCTGATAAAAACCAGAAGTTTATATCAAACGATGACCCAACGGTCGGCTACCGCGTAAACTAGAGTGACAGAAGAACCGTCCTCTTCTAGACTAACGGTTTGTAGGCTACCATCAATTAGCTGAGAACCTGCTCTTGTAACAACAATCGCAACACCATCACCAACTGGTCCAGCCTTTACTACGACCTGATCGCCCACGGCGGGTGATGCAGGAAGAGTCCAAGCGCGGTCAGCGGTAATAGCAGCAGTACCGAAGTTCAAGCCCTCGGCGAGAGTACCAGCCTCGTCACCAATAGCCTGGACACTCATGCCACGGATGAAGGTTGCAAGACTATCGACACCAACCTTCTTCAAGGTACCACCATCAGAAATCATAAGCTCATCGGCGTCAGCAATATCACCAGCCGCAAGTTCAGTTTGACCCGAAATAACGTTGTCATTAAGCATAGAGTCTTCAACAGCGTCGTCGGCGATGGTAAGAGCGCCACCAATTAAAGTAGCATCCCCGCTCATAGCGACATAAGATGTGTCAGTACCGTCAGACTGAAGGAAGGTGTTAGCACCGCCCTTTGCGAGAGCAGATGGATCACCTGAAGCATCGCCAATGATGATAGAGCCACGAGCTAGACCAGCCATCTTAGCTAGACTAACAGCGTTGTCGGCGATAGTGAGAGCACCACCAGCAGCGACGGTAGCATCACCAGAAACTGAGACATATGATGGATCGGTTCCGTCAGACTGAAGGAACTGGGCAGCACTACCCTTTGCGAGAGCAGATGGATCACCTGAAGCATCGCCAAGGATCAAAGAGCCTCTAGATAGACCAGCCATCTTGGCTAGAGTAACAGCGTTGTCGGCAATGTGGGCTGTATCAATAGAGCCGTCAACGATGTGCTCTGAATCAACAGAATCGTCAGCAAGTTTAGAGCCATCAACAGCATCAGCAGCAAGCATGGCATTAGTGATACCGAGAGCCTTGACTCTTAGAGCATCAGCGTTGATTTCGATGGATGACTCATCGGGAACAACAGCAAGAGAACCGCCAGAAGCGGCAAGACCGTTGCCAGCAATTGCGGTGGCGTAATCAACCAAGGTGTCACGCTTCATAGAACCATCAGCATCACGGAAGTAGAAGCTGTCAGCAGCGATATCAACAGCCGTATCAGCAGCACCGCCGAGTGTAATGACACCATTACTGGCAACTAGAAGCTTGTCTGTGCCTACGGTGAGATCACCGAAAGAACCATTACCGTCAGCAGAGACGGAAGCACCAGAAACACCAGCAGAAGCAGAAAGGGTTGCAGCGGTAGAAGCACCGACAGAAGTAACAGAAGCAGCAGAGACTGCCTCCTCGAATACAGTGGAGCCGCTTAACCTAGCGGGTCCAACTTGAAATTTGTAAGCCATTTATAAAAATCCTCCTATGGAAAAATGACAATGAGGAGGGCATACAAATACACCCCTCATTACACTACTATCTAGTTTCTCGGACAACATAGAGAAATCAGGTAATAAAGAATTTTGACGCACCATCAGAGTAAATGGTCAAAGATGAATAAGGTGACTCTAAAATTACTTTATTTTGATTGTCGATTGTTTGTCCAGAACTAGCAGAAATCACAATATTGTAGGTGTTAGACGATCCTCCCTCATCTTTGAAAACGAAGGTCTGCCCATCGTTCAGGGTGTTTGCGTTTGGTAAGCTGGCTGTAATTATAGCACTGGGAGATGCCGTATTTATACCTATATAATAGTCTGATTTAAGAACTGTGTAATCGGACACAACGGACACTCTATTATAGGTCAACCCTGTTTTGATTTTAGTTGTTTTGTTCTCGACATCAATAGCGAATAAATCGGTACTAGACGAGAACACAGATAAAGAACCCGTGAAATGATGGGTGTCATCGTTTGTGTCTCCAAACGATGTAGAGCCTGATTGATCTATCTCTGTTATGGTTGTAGAGATAATGTCGAATGTGTTTGCCTCAATGGCACCAGAAACAATTAGTGTGCCTGTGACGAACATTGTCCCATTGGAAAATGTGAGGTTACCCGAGCCTGCAAGGTCACCATCGGGGGAATTGAATTGTATAGAATTAACTGGACCCTGGGCAACTGCATCGTCAGGACCACCAGCAGAAGATGTTAAGACTATGTTATTGTTTTCATCAAGAGCAAGGAATGATGATGTGGTTGCTTGACCTGCTGATAGTGAGGTCAGGTGTAAGGAGGAAGCAGTAACATTTCCGTTTACATATAAACGAGATCCGTTAAATTGTAAATTAGGCTCACCAACCAAACTATCGGCATTATTGCCGACCGTAATCATATAGTCGGTCGTGCCGTTAGATACGATTCTTGTGACGTTCTGAAGGAATTGACCATCTCCGTGGAACTCACCAACGATTGCGTTGCTAAACTCGCCGCCATTCGTGGATGGCTCAAAGACAACAGATTCGTTTGCGACAACTGTACCGGAGAGAAGGTTATAAGCCATTAAATAACCCCTTCGTTAGAATACGAACCAGTTAGCACCGTTGGAATAGAGTGAAATAGCTGGATTAGAACCGGTGAGAATATAGGCTCCGTTGTTATCTATAGTGTCCCCAGTAGAGGCTGAGATCGTTACGGCATTGGCGCCTCTTGAAGAATTCTCATCTTTGATTACTAGGATAGCACCAGAGTTGTGAACTGAGGCAGAATGCAATCTAAACTCTAAATTGCCACTTCCACCGAAGCCGATTATATAATCAGAAGTTGATGATGTCAAGCCAGATGAAGCAACAGTCCTGTAAGCATATCTCATACCAAGTGTTATGGACTGCTCATTAGAAACATCAACTTGAAAAGTAGAATCGTTTGCACCTCCGGCACCCACAAACACGCTACCCGTAAATAAGTGAGTGTCGCCACTGCTATTACCAAAAATTGTTGAACCAGATATGGTGTCGGTCTGATTTACAACAAACGAGCTGGCACTGATTGTACCAGAAACCAATAAAGTTCCAGTAATAAACAAAGTATTACTGGAGGTGTTGTAAATTAAATTATGCGATCCACTTAATCCACTTGAGGTTGACAAAAATTGAAGTGAGCCAGTTGGACCAGCAATCGTTACGTTTGTCTCTTCTGTACAATTTACATATGCCCATCTAAATTGAGCCATCTATCAGCCCACCCCGGCAGAGCCTGAGAAGCTAGGGCCAGTGGAGCCGCTTACTCTAGAAATAGGAATAGTAGTGAGCCCCGCCATCACATCAACATTGGAACCCGATAGCCAG